TGTTACAAATGATATTGCTTCACAACAAATGGCAGCATCAGTACAAACGGATGCACAGGCACAACAGTCTCAGAATCAATCAGAAATTGACCAAGAAAATGCTCAACACCAACACGAACTTGATGTGAAGGCAGCCAAAGCGGCACCTAAAACTAAAAAAGAAGAAGTGTTTACCAAGTTGAAACGTATATTATAAATAGTTTATTAGGAGAAAAATTATGGACAACGCAAGAGCAATTATAGATTACGCAGCACAAGACAATGCTTCGGCAATGCGTGATGCAATGTATGCATCTATACAAGATAGAGTGATGGCTCATATTGAAGCAAAGAAACAAGAAGTTGCAATGAGTCTAATTTCACCGCAACAAGAAGTTGAAGATGAAGTTGAAGATGAAACTGCAACTCAATAATCAAGGATAAAAGATGGCAAATTCATATGATTCACAAATATTAAAAGATACCACAGAACATGTTGTTATTAAATTGACTGCAAAATTTGATGGTACTGGCCAAGAATCTAATACAGTTCGTATCCAAGCAAATACATTGTATGGCGCTTTAGCAACAAACGGATTCCTAGTTGCAAATAGTCAACCAAATGGTATAGCAAACACTACATTAAATTATTATGGCCTTGGTGTATATCGTATGTGGTATGATTGTTCAGCTAACGGCGATGTTGAAATATATTGGAACGCAGCAACACCTAAGACAATATTTTCTTTGAATGGTAACGGTGAGTATGATGGTGCAGGTAACTGGATTACTATTTCAAATAATACCGCCGGCACTTCTAGAAGTAATGGAGATATTGGTATCACAACCCGTGGTATGGCACCAAATGATTCATATACAATTATTATGGAATTACGTAAAGATAATGCACATTACCAACGTGGTCAGTTTAATGATCCTGCTGCATTTAACTATGGCCAATATGCCATGAAACCATAAGGTAACTAAATGAAACTTATTAGAGAACTTACCGAATCTGTCAGTTATTTAACAGAAGAAAAAGATGGTAAAAAGACCCTTTATATTGAGGGTCCTTTCCTTGTAGCGGAAGCCGTTAACAAAAACAAACGCATGTATAAAGAAGAAACAATGCGTAATGAAGTTAATCGTTACAGCGAAGAATACATTAACAAAAATCGTGCCTTTGGTGAACTGGGACATCCAGACACCCCATCTATTAACCTTGACCGTGTATCTCACTTAATTGTTGGACTGCGCCAAGAGGGACATGCTTGGATAGGCAAAGCAAAAATTCTTGAAACGCCAATGGGTAACATTGCAAGAAGCCTTATTGAAGGTGGCGCACAATTAGGTGTGTCATCAAGAGGTATGGGTTCTTTGAAAATGGAAAACGGTATAAACGTTGTTCAAGGAGACTTCCATCTAGCCACAGCGGCAGATATTGTAGCAGACCCTTCTGCGCCTGGTGCTTTCGTACAAGGCATCATGGAAGGCAAAGAATGGATGATGGTCAATGGTGTATGGACTGAATATCAATACGAGGAAGCGAAGCAAGAAATCAAGCAAGCATCTCGTAAAGACATAGAACAAGTAAGTCTACGCATTTGGGAATCATTTGTCAAAAAACTTTAATTATAAATATCCAATATAAAATCAAGGAGATTTTCAAAATGGCAAAATTTAATCTGTCAGACGCCGCTAAAGCAATTTTAACCGAAGGTTCTAAAGAATCTTTGTCAACTAACGTTGCAGCAAAAAGAGGTGGCCAAGATAAACCACAAAAACTAAGTGCATCTGTTGCTTATGGCACAAAAGATGCTGGCAAAATTGGTGACTCACCAAACGATGTTAATGATCCAACACCAGATTATACAAAAGGTGTTCCATCTGCAACACCACCTGGAGCCACACCACCAGTTGGACAAGAACCAATGAAAAAATTGGCAACACAACCTGGCCAAAGTTCAGCTGGCGATTCACAAGGTGCTTCTGCTGATATGGGCAGTCATCAAGGTGATGAATCATCTTACGAAAATATTCGTGACCGTATCAAAGCTAAATTGGCAAAGCAAACAATGAAGTCAAATCCAGGCGCAGTTGCACCTTATGTTCCAGAAGAAGCTGAACTAGAAGGTGAAGTTGTTTCTGAAGCAGAATCAGAAAAAGGTGAAGGCCATGAAGATGCTGCACAAGACAAAGCAATGATTAAAAAAATGATGAAGAAAGAAAAAATGAAAGAAGATATCCAACAAGATATCAACGCTCTACTTTCAGGTGAAAATCTTTCCGAAGAATTTGTTGCAAAAGCATCTACAATTTTTGAATCAGCAGTTATTGCTCGTACAGAAGCAATCTTGGAAGACATCCAAAAAGAATTGTATGAACAATTCGAAGAAGCTGTTGAAGAAGTTAAAGAAGATTTGGCTACCAAAGTTGATGACTACATGAACTATATGGCCGAAGAATGGATGAAAGAAAACACCTTGGCAATTGAAAAAGGTCTACGTTCAGAAATCGTGGAAGACTTTATCACTGGTCTAAAAGGTTTGTTTGAAGAACACTACATTGACATTCCAGAAGAAAAAGTTAACGTTGTTGAAGAATTGACAACCCGTGTAGAAGAACTGGAAGATTCTTTGAATGAGCAAATCAATGCTACCATCCAACTTAAAAAAGAATTAAACGAAAAAACTAAAACAGAGGCTATACATGCAGTATGTGAAGGCCTGACGCAGACCCAAGTGGAGAAAATGAAACAACTCGCAGAGAGTGTTGAGTTCACTTCAGAAGAAGAATTTGCAGACAAAGTGGTTACAATAAGAGAATCTTATTTTGAACAACAAGTTAAGTCTGCCGATAGTTCTGCTCTAAACGAGGAAATTACAATTGAAGAAGAAGATAAGAAATCCGTTTCTACTGACCCTGCAATTGCTCAATACGCACAATCAATCTCTAAATCATTGGCTAAATAAATAAAGTTTACCAATAAAAAGATACTTACAAGGAGACACTCATGTATCTAACAGAAGAACTACAAAAAAAATGGGCACCAGTTTTGGAACATCCAGAACTAGAAGCCATTAAAGACCCATACAAGCGTGCTGTTACAGCACTTGTTTTGGAAAACCAACAACAAGCTATGCAACAAGATGCACAAGCATTGAATGAAACTGCATACACATCAGCACCTACAAACATTGCTGGTGGCGTTTCTAACTACGACCCAATCTTAATCAGTTTGGTTCGCCGTGCTTTGCCTAACTTGATTGCTTATGATGTTTGCGGCGTTCAGCCAATGACAGGACCTACTGGTCTTATCTTCGCAATGCGTGCTCGTTACAATGCACAATCTGGTGCAACTGCTAACGCAAACGAAGCATTCTACAACGAAGCTAACACACAGTTCTCTGGTGCTAACTCATCTACAAACTTGTACGGTTTCGTAGGCAATTTGTCAAACTCTGACACAAATGCTAACACAGTTCAAAACTTCACTGCTAACAACTTAACAACTGGTATTGGTATCACTACAGCTAACGCTGAACAACTTGGTGTTGATGCTGCTGTTAATCCATTCAACCAAATGGCATTCACAATTGAGAAAGTTACTGTAACTGCTCAAAGCCGTGCGTTGAAGGCAGAGTACTCACTAGAACTTGCACAAGACTTGAAAGCAATCCATGGTTTGGATGCTGAAACAGAATTGTCAAACATTCTATCTACAGAAATTTTGGCTGAAATCAACCGTGAAGTTATCCGTACAATCTATGCAACTGCTGTTGTTGGTGCTCAATACGGTACTACAACTGCTGGTACATTTGACTTGGACACAGACTCTAACGGTCGTTGGTCAGTTGAACGTTTCAAAGGTTTGATTTTCCAAATTGAACGTGATGCAAACGTTATTGCAAAACAAACTCGTCGTGGCAAAGGTAACGTGATGATTGTATCATCTGACGTTGCTTCCGCAATGGCGATGGCTGGTGTGTTGTCTTACACTCCTGCTTTGAGTGCTGACTTGCAAGTTGATGACACAGGTAACACATTTGCTGGTATGTTGCACGGTCGTATCAAAGTATACATTGACCCATACTTTGGTGGTTACACAGCCAACCAAGAATTGGTTACTGTTGGTTACAAAGGTTCATCACCTTATGACGCAGGTATTTTCTACTGCCCTTACGTTCCTCTACAAATGGTTCGTGCTGTTGACCAATACACATTCCAACCAAAAATTGGATTCAAAACACGTTACGGCATGGTTGCAAACCCATTCGCAACTGGTTTGACAACTGGTAACGGCGCATTGAACGCACGTAGCAACGTCTACTACCGTATTTTCAGAGTTCAGAACTTGATGTAATACGAAGCCACCGCAGAGTGGTGATTAAGAAGGACCCTTCGGGGTCCTTTTTTTTGGCTCCTAAATAGTATAGAGGAGATAACATGACTGCACTAAACAGAAATCCACAGAATACAAACCTATTACAACCTACAAAATACCTGTTGGAATTCAAACGAATCAATACAGTAATTTATTTTTGTCAATCGGTTAATATACCATCTATAAAGTTGGGTGAAGTGGCTCGTGTTACACCTTTTTTGGACATGTATTCTCCAGGTACCAAATTGGATTATAGTCTACTTGATATTGAATTTATTATAGATGAAGAATTGCAAACTTGGAAAAACTTATATAACTGGTTCATTTCAATTGCCGATCCAAATGGTTTTGAAAAAAGAACTTACAAAGAAGAACTACAAAGAAGTGAACATTTCTCTGATGCCACGTTGACCATATTGTCTAACTTAAATAATCCTGTTCTTAGAATTAATTTTAGCAATTTATTTCCAGTAAGTATGGGTGATATTAATTTTGACACCAGATTGTCAGCCGATAACCTTGTAACTGTCTCCGCTTCTTTTAGGTATGAATCATATACGTACTTGACAATGTAATAATAAAATGTTATAATGTAACTTTATTGCCACTTTATATAATTATGGAAAATCTTGAACAAATATTAAAATACTGGGATACAGATTCAAATATGGATCAAACAGAACCTAGTAAAGAGTTATTAAAGATACCTGTCTTGCACAGTAAGTATCTAAACATTCTAACCAAACACAAAATTGCCTCAAAGAAAGCTCACTTTGATTATCTACGTATGCGTAAGATTAAATGGGAATACTTTACAGGCAAAATGTCCAAAGAAGAATTGGATGAATACGGATGGGAACCATTTCAATTTGCATTGAAATCTGACATCAATACATACTTGGAAGCAGACAGTGATTTAATTAAACTATTAGAAAAAAAAGTTTACCACGAAGAAGCCATATCGGTTATTGAGTCCATTATGTCGGAACTTAAACAAAGAACGTGGCAGTTGAGAGATTTTATATCATGGGAAAAATTTGTTAATGGACAGTGATATCGTTATTGTTAAAAAAGATGAAGTGTATGCCAAGATAATCTGCGAAAAAGATGTTGCAAGAGAGTTATCTGAATACTTTACATTCTTTGTACCTGGTCACCAGTTTGTTCCGGCCTTCCGAAATAAAATTTGGGACGGAAAGATAAGACTTTTTAACCTACAAACTCAACAGTTATATTTGGGACTTACCAGTTACTTACAAGAGTTTGCGGATGAACGCCAGTATTTTATTGACTGGGGTGACCTAAAAACATTAGATGAATACTCCATTTATCATTTCAATAAGTTTGTAGAAACTCTAAATTTACATTCAAGGGATCAACCAATTCAAGTCAGAGACCACCAAAGAAATGCTTTCATTCATGCAATACAACATCGTAGAGCATTATTACTGTCTCCGACCGCTTCAGGCAAGTCCTTAATCATTTATTTGTTGTTCAGACAACTACTAGACTATCAGAATCTAAAAGGCCTTATAATCGTTCCTACAACTTCCTTGGTGGAACAACTGTATTCTGACTTTACGGACTACTCATCAGAGAATGGTTTCTTAGTTGAAGATGCGGTACACCGAATATATCAAGGCAAAGATAAAGTATCAGACAAATCATTAATCATCTCCACATGGCAGTCATTGTACACATTACCAGCCAGTTACTTTGAACAGTTTGATTATGTAATTGGTGACGAGGCACATCTGTTCAAAGCTCAATCACTTACAACCATACTTACATCTGCAACCAAAACTAAATATAGAATTGGTTTGACTGGTACTTTAGACGGAACCAAAACACATAAACTGGTACTTGAAGGGTTGTTTGGTGCCGTGGAAAAAGTTATCACCACAAAAGAATTGATTGATAACAAACAACTATCAGACTTTCAAATCAAATGCCTTGTGTTAAGACATTCAGATGAAATTGTTGAACGAATGAAATCTGCAACATATCAAGAAGAAATAGATTATCTTATTTCAAATGAAAATAGAAATAGGTTCATTAGAAACCTTGCAATTGGTTTAGGTACTAATACACTTATATTATATCAAATGGTTGAAAAACATGGTCAAATCCTTTATAATGATATCTTAGAAAAAGCCAATGGACGTAAAGTCTTTTTTATACATGGTGGTGTAGAAACACAAGAACGAGAAGAAGTCCGTAGAATAATGGAGACCGAAAATGATGCTATTGTTGTCGCTTCTTTTGGTACTTTTAGTACAGGTATTAATATTCGCAATTTGCACAATATTATTTTTGCTTCTCCTTCTAAAAGTAGAGTACGTAATCTTCAATCTATTGGACGAGGATTAAGACAAAGCGAAGGCAAAGAAATGGCTACACTATATGATATTGCGGATGATATGAGACATAAGAAACATATGAACTTTACACTACAACATTTTGTGGAAAGAGTAAAGATATATAATGAGGAGAAGTTCTCATTTAAGATTTACAACATAGGACTTAAAGATGGAAAATGAAGTAAAGATTGTTAGATTCAAAGATGGTATGGATGTTATTTGTTTCTTTGACAACCTGAACACTGAGGTTGTAGATATCATAGAACCTATGATGTTTGAAGTTAGGAATATGAATTTGGTAATGCAACAATGGCTTCCAATTGCCATGATAAAAGAAAATCGTGCTTCTGTAAAATGGGAAGATATTCTCTGTGTTATGGAACCAAGTGATGACTTTAAGGAGTATTTCCACACTACCGTGGAGAAAGTAAATGAATCCATCCAAAGGAAGAAAGATGCTTCCACTGAGGAAGATAAAGAATATATGATGGATGTTATAAATGCGATGGATGAAATGGATAACTTAAAGAACTTAAAATTACACTAAACATCATGGGGGCTACATACGAACTATAACATTTGTCAAGCCCTTTGTCAACAACTTTATGCGGTACACTTGAATGAGTAAAATTAAACATTACATTAATAACCAAGATTTCTTAAAGGCCTTAACAGATTACAAGGCTTCCTGCCTTATTGCCAACCAAGAAAATAAACCTAAACCTAAGATACCAAACTACATCGGTGAATGCTTTATGAAGATAGCCGAGGGGTTATCTCACAAACCAAACTTCATCAACTACAGTTACCGAGATGAAATGATTTCGGATGGAATTGAAAATTGTCTCATGTACTTTGAAAACTTTGATGCAACCAAATCCTCCAATCCATTTGCATATTTTACACAGGTAATTTACTTTGCCTTTCTAAGACGTATACAAAAAGAAAAGAAACAACTGTATGTCAAGTACAAGGCCACAGAGATGTATGGTATTCTGGATGAATTTGAGATGATGGAATCTGAAGATGGTTCTACAAGGCAATTTGAACTCTATGACAATATTGCCGAGTTTATTGAAACATATGAAGATGCCAGAAAGACCAAGAAGGCAGAGAAAGATGCCATAAAGAAACCAAAAGGACTTGAAAAATTTATTGAGGGGTAATTATGAAAGTAGGATTTACTTGTTCCACATTTGATTTGTTCCATGCAGGTCATGTGATGATGTTAAAAGAGGCAAGAACTCAGTGTGATTATTTGATTGTAGGTTTACAGATGGACCCTACGATTGATAGACCAACTACCAAAAATAAACCTATACAAACGGTACTGGAAAGATTCATACAGGTACAAGCTTGTAAGTTTGTTGATGAAATTATACCATATGCCACTGAAAAAGAATTGATGGACATATTGACTTCTTATCCAATTGATGTTAGAATCGTTGGTGAAGAATATAGAGATAAACAATTTACTGGTTATAATTTACCGATTGCTGTATATTTCAATAGTAGACAACACAGTTTCAGTACCACTGAACTTCGTCAGAGGGTATTGGACATTGAAAAAACAAAGGCAAAATAATCTTTTTGGGCACCAAACTATACTAAATAACTTATAGGAGGTGTTTATGGAAGAAGATATTTTTGAATCATTAAAAAACTTTAAATGTGATATAAAATTTGATACTGTTCCTTGGGGTTCATCTTTACCTGGTAAAGCCAATCATATGTATGGACTAAAAGGAGAAAATCATCCATCACATTGGTGGCATAAAGAAGAAGCGACCAAAGAGTACTATGAAAATAAAAGGAAAAAAGTTTTGGAGAGTTGGATGAACAACGAACAAAGAAAAAAACAACACTCCGAAAAAATGAAAGAACGGTGGAAATCTGGCACATTAACATCCGAAATAGCAAGAAAAAATGGCCAGCATGGCCTAAAAGGTAAAGAAATACACAATACGCTTGACATTGAATATAAAGGTGTGTTATACTATGGTTGGCGTGAATTGCAAGAAAAAACAAAAGTCACAAAACATTTATATAAAAAATATTATTTAAACGGAATAGATCCTGAACCCAGAATTGGATGTGATGGACCTAATAACATTAACATGAAAAAATTTGATAAGGAGGTGTCGGAATGAAAGTAGCAATAATAACCGACCAACATTTTCGGAGCTCGTAATGATTCCGTACACTTCTTGGATTTCTATGAAAAATTTTATAATGAGGTATTCTTTCCTAACATACAGGCTGCCGGAATTCGCACTGTTCTTATTCTTGGTGATACTTTTGATAGACGCAAATACGTAAACTTTTTTACCTTAAAGAAAACAAAACAAATGTTCTTTGACTCATTACATCAAATGGGTATTGAAGTTCATATGTTGGCTGGTAATCATGATACTTATTTTAAGAATACCAATGATGTGAATTCGGTTGATTTGTTATTGCGTGAATATGATAACATCAATGTGATTGATTCACCACAAACCATTCATTTGAAATATGAAGATACCACATATGATGTTTGTATGTTGCCTTGGATATGTGCCGAGAACTATGAACGTTCTATGGAAGAAATTAAGAATACCTCGGCCACAATTTGTATGGGTCATTTAGAAGTTGCTGGGTTCGCCATGTATCGTGGTATGCCATCACATGAAGGATTAGAACGTGCTCTATTCAGGAAGTTTGAGTATACTTTTTCTGGCCATTATCATCATAAGTCCAATGCTGATGGTATATTCTATTTGGGCAACCCGTATGAACTTACTTGGCAAGACTATAATGACGATAGGGGTTTTCATATATTTGATATGGATCGGCGTTCGCTGGAATTCATAAAAAATCCAAACAAGATGTTTCATCGTATTGCCTATGATGACAAGAAAGATACCATTACGGATATTACCAATATGGATTTGACTCAGTATACTGGCAAGTATGTTAAAGTGGTAGTAATTAACAAGACTAACCCATATTTGTTTGACAAACTGATGAATAACCTGTATAATGTTAATCCAGTAGATGTCACTATTGCAGAAGATTTCACCGACTTAATGGAAGGTGTTGACGATGATATGGTTGACCAAGCTGAGGACACACTCACCACACTTAACAAATATGTTGAATCTATTAAGGATGAAAGCATAGATAATGATAAGCTTAAATCATTATTGAAAGAACTCTACGTAGAAGCTTTGAATACTGAACAGGCTTAATTTTTTTTAACCAAGAAGGAAATAAAAATGGAAAATGCAACAGAAGTACAAGACGTACAACCAAAACAAGAAGCAGAGAAAGAATTGAAATTGACTTTCAAAGTTTCTGAAGCCAATATCATCTTGGCTGCTCTTGAAGAACTGCCACATAAAGTTAGCAGAAAAATTATTGACAATATGATTCAACAAGCACAATCACAAATGCAATAATTTGTAAATGATTCTCTTTCAGATTATTAGGTGGAAGAATTTTCTTTCCACCGGGGCGGCGTTCACGGAAATTAATTTTACCAAGTCGACCAACACATTGATTATAGGACAGAATGGTGCGGGTAAATCCACCATTCTAGATGCTCTATGTTTTGGTCTATTTGGTAAACCTTTCCGTAAGATAAACAAACCACAGTTATTGAACTCCATCAATGCTCGTGATGCCGTTGTTGAGATTGAATTTAATATTGGTCAAAAACGATATAAGGTTATTCGTGGTATTAAACCAAACGTGTTTGAAATATACCTGAATGATGTATTGCTGAACCAAGATGCAGCTTCAAAGGATTACCAAGAGATTTTAGAGAAGAATATTCTCAAATTAAATTATAAATCCTTCACGCAAGTTGTCATTCTTGGCTCAGCATCCTTTGTACCATTCATGCAGTTGTCTGCGGCCGACCGTAGAACTATCATTGAAGATTTACTGGACATACAAATATTCTCGTCAATGAATGCCATTGTCAAAGAAAAAATGTCGGCATTAAAAGATGGTATCACCAAATCAAAATATGATATCAAACTTGTAGATGAAAAAATCAATCTACAGATGCAGAACATTGAAGAAAATAATAAGAACAGAGTTGCCGAAATACAAAAGAGAGTGCAAGAAGTTGCAGAATCAAATCTACACATCCAACAATTGGAAAAAGATATTGAGTTGATTAACAAACATATAGACGTATTACAGGGTAAAGTTGGTGATAAGAAAGAGAAACTTGACAAGAAAGCCAAGGGTCTATTTCAAATTAAAGGTAAAGTTCAAACTAATATTGCCAGAAATGAAAAGGAGATTCAGTTCTATGAAAGCAACCACGACTGTCCAACATGCAAACAATCAATTACTTCCGACTGGAAAGATTCTCAAGTTAAAGAAAAGACAGAGAAAATTGATACACAAAGGACTGGCCTCCAAGAAATTGATGAAGAACTAAACAAAGTTAACAATGAGGTTAAATCCATTACTGATATCATCAATCACATTAATGCACACAACGGTGAAATTATTAGACACAATTCTACCATAACATCCATCAATCAATACATTTCAAAATTGAATGGTGAGTTAGGTGAATTGAATGAGAAACGAGTTGGTACAGAAGGTGCTGACCAGAAGTTAACTGAACTGAAACAAGAACTTGAAACTTATAACCAGTTGTACAAAGAACAGTTATCGGAAAAACACTACCATGAATTTGCAGGTACTTTGTTGAAAGATGGTGGCATTAAGACCAGAATCATTAAACAGTATTTGCCAATTATGAACAAGTTGATTAACAAGTACTTGACGGCCATGGATTTCTTTGTTAACTTTAACATCAATGAAAACTTTGAAGAAACAATTAAGAGTAGGCATCGTGATGAATTCTCTTATGCCAATTTCTCCGAAGGTGAAAAACAAAAAATAGACCTATCATTATTGTTTACATGGAGACAAATTGCTAAATTAAAAAATTCAACAAATACTAATTTGTTAATTTTAGATGAGGTGTTTGATAGTAGTTTAGATTCCACATCCGTTGAATTGTTAATGAGTTTGTTGAAAGAATTATCATCCGATACAAATGTTTTTGTTATAAGCCATAAAGGAGACCAGCTTTTTGATAAATTTCGTTCTATAATTAAATTTACTAAGAAAAACAATTTTTCCATTATTGAAAAGTAATATTTACTAAATAAATAGTAAAGACAACTCAATCATAATAACAATATGGAAATATATAAAATATATAAAATTACTAATAAATTAAACGGACATTTTTATGTTGGATATACAAAATTAAATTTACAAAAAAGATTTAATTTACATTCAAAATCCAAAACAAATAGAATGCCAATAGTTTTAGCCATAAAAAAATATGGAGTTGAAAATTTTATTATTGAATTGTTACATGAATTTAATGATAAAAATAGTGCTACTGATTGTGAAATAAAATTAATTGAAGAATTAAAACCTGATTACAACGTTCATTTTGGTGGTACTGGTGGCTCAATGTATGGTCCTATGAACGGTATGTATGGAAAAAAACATACAGAAAAATGGTTAAAAGAAAAAAGTAAAAGTATGTCAGGTCAAAATAATCCTATGTTTAACAAAACACATACTAATGAAGTTAAAA